GTTACTAACCTTGCTTACTGGCATGCAAAGAGAAACTTTAAATATGGTGAGAAGGATTCATTACAAGAAGTTAAGAGCTGGATCGAACATCAAGCGTATTACCTCACCGAAGCAACTGTAGAACTTGCTAAGGAACGCGGTCCATGTTTACATAGTGATAAAACACGATACGGCCAAGGTATATTTCCATGGGAACTTAGAGCAAACGGCGTTAATGAATTAGCAGATTTTACTCCGGAACTCGATTGGGAATCATTACGCGAAAACATGAAACAATATGGCGTCCGTAATGCTACATTAATGGCAATTGCTCCTGTTGAATCTAGTAGTGTCGTTATTAATAGTACAAATGGTATCGAAATGCCAATGTCGCTTATTAGCACAAAGGAAAGCAAAGCAGGCTCATTCACACAAGTTGTTCCGGAATACCATAAGTTAAAGAACAAGTATCAATTGATGTGGGATCAAACTGATTGTGTAGGATATTTAAAGACAGCAGCAGTATTAGCAGCTTATGTGGATCAAAGTATTTCAACAAACACACCGTACAATCCTGCACATTTTCCGGATCGCAAAGTGCCGATCACACTAATCGCTAAAAACTTGATGCAGGCACAGTTATGGGGAATTAAGACTTTCTATTATAGTTTGATTAACAAGAAAGGATCTAAGGAAGTTGATCCAATTGTAAATGGATTCAAGCCAACGCAAGTCGAAGTCGATATCGAAGAATTTGAAGAAGACTGCGAGAGTTGCAAGTTATGATAACAAGAAGAATTAAAATACCATTAGAACATGGTAGAGAAATTGTAATTGTATACAAACAACAAGAAGACGGATCGTGGATTCAGCTGATGAGTGACGAATGTATGCAAGATCTTATCACCTTCTTTAATAATGGTTTTTATCAATTGGATATTAAAAAAGTATTCCGAATCGAGGATACAGAAGAATGATTTACAAAAGAAAAGAAGGCGAAGAAATTAGAAACGGGATCAACTATTATCCGTTAAATGATAATAATAGTCGCGGATTTATTGTAAAAGTGTTTAGGATTATATGGAGAGTACGATATAGTTTAAATGCTAAAAAATGGTTTTTTACACTTCGCTATATTGATCCAAACGCATTAGAAAAATTAAAAACATGGGAAGCAAAACACGGTATTAAGCATGAGTAAAGCACAATATAATTTAGAAACTAAAACAGATTATCTTAATCGTAAGATGTTTCTCGATCCAGCAGGTCCTGTAACAGTACAAAGATTCGAAGAAGTTAAATACAATAAGATCACTAATTTCGAAGACACTCAGCAAGGATTCTTTTGGAGACCGACTGAAATTAGTTTGACTAAAGATTCGGCAGACTTTAAAGATGCTAGCGATGCCGTTAAACATATCTTTACAAGTAACTTACTAAGACAAACTGCATTAGATAGCATCCAAGGTAGAGGACCTGTACAAGTGTTCGGGCCAGTTGTATCGTTGCCCGAGTTAGAAGCATTAGTACAAGCGTGGTCGTTCTTCGAAACTAATATTCATAGTAGAAGTTATAGCCACATTATTAGAAACATCTATAATGTACCTAAAGAAGTATTCAACACAATTCACGACACTGATGAGATCATTAGTATGGCCTCTACAATTGGCCGTTATTATGATGCTCTACATGATCTCAACTGTAAGAAAGAACTTGGAGAGCCCGTATCAGAGAAGGAGCATATTAAGGCTATTTGGCTTGCTCTTCACGCAAGTTACGGACTCGAAGCATTTCGCTTCATGGTATCGTTTGCTACAAGCCTTGCTATGGTAGAAAACAAAATCTTCATTGGCAATGGAAACATTATTAGTTTAATTCTTCAAGATGAGTTGCTACATAAAGCATGGACTGCATTTATTATCAATCAAGTAGTTAAAGAAGATAGCAGGTTTGCCGAAATTAAAGACGAATGTGCGGAAGAAGTGTATAATATGTACTTAGATGTCATTCGTGAAGAAAAAGAATGGGCAGATTATTTGTTTAAAAGAGGCCCTGTAATCGGATTGAACGCTAACATCTTGAAAGACTTTGTAGATTATACTGCCGTAAATGCACTTAAAGAAGTTGGAATCAAATATATAAGTACAGCACCGAAAAGCACTCCGATTCCTTGGTTCAACAAGCACAGTGATACTAGTAAGAAGCAAACAGCATTGCAAGAATCAGAAAGTACAAACTATGTTATCGGAGTTATGAGTGATACTATCGATTACGAGGATTTACCAGATTTATGAGTTATGTAATAGATCAAACAAAATTAAAAATTAAAGAGTTAGAAGAGCTTCTTGAAAATCCCGAAACCGGAGATTATCAAAAAGAATGCCTTCCTAAAACTATTCAATCGTATAAGACTAAATTAGAAATTTTAGAAGGTCACGAAGAAGACTTAGAGAAAGTATCTAAAGATATGAAGGCTATTCTTAGTCACACAAATGCAATCGAAGACAAATATAATTGTCGTACCGTAAAATTTATGTTTAAGTTAGCGGATTTTGTAGAAAAGAATATTTCGTTAGCATTAGGTAAATGGATTGCAGAGTATACTGTTCGTAAGATACATGCTCCAGTATGTAGTATCGTAGCAGGGCCAAAGCCAGAACTTCCTCCTATGCCTGTATACAGTGATCCTGCAGAAACAGCACGGAGTGCAAGGAGAAAGGCACAAGAGGCAGAAATGAAAAGATTTCGGGATATTTCTATTAACTTTTTAGAAAAGCCTCCTACCTTTCGTGAACAAATAACTATAAAGTATAGTAAGTTTATTAAAAGATTACTACCAAAGGGAAAGAATGAAAGCAATCGTATGGAGTAAGGACAATTGTTCACAATGCCTACAAGCAAAAAATATGTTGAAACTTCGAGGAATTGAAATCGAAGAAAGAAAGATCGGTGACGGGTGGACTAAAGAACAACTATTAGAATCAGTTCCAACAGCACGAGCAGTTCCACAAATATTCTTTGATGAAGAATATGTAGGTGGATTCACAGAATTAAAAAATAGGTTACAAAATGTTAATTGATAAAGGTATTTCATCCGGTGAAGTAATCACCATTAAACTCACTAGTGGCGAGGAAATTATTGCCAAGCTAGTAGAAGAAACTGATACATATTATAAAGTATCAACTCCGCAGGTAATTGCACAAGGCCCTAAAGGAGTAGGACTTATGCCGTACTTATTTACGGTTCATCCAGATAAAGATGTGAAGATTCATAAACCTGTTGTACTAGCAGAACCTACTGATAGTGATTTTGCAAAACAATTTATTCAGGCTACAACTAACATTGCGATAGTGTAATATGGCAGATTTAAATAGTCAGTTATCGCAACTAGAAGCAAGAGTAAGAAATCTTAATAATGCAGTAGTTGCTCATCATTTAGCAATGTCGACTATGGTTACTGCAATGTTAGCAGATCCATTTACTACTGCTCCAGGATCGGTGGGTGCATTATTTTACAATCATTTACCATTCGGATTTCAAGCCTTAATGGATTTAGTCGGGGAAGGAATTCCCGATTTCACTTCATTACTTGACGATTTGGCTGCAGGGCTAGAAACAACTGTCGAACAAACTGTTGATCAAATAGAATCACAAATAGAAAGTATGGTTGCTTCCCAAATCGAACAAATTAATAATCTAATTCAACAATATACCGATCAGATTAATAATTATACTCAACAAATTACAGATTTGACTAATCAGATCAAAGCCTTAACTCCTGGTGATCCGAGTTTAGCTGGGTTGCAAACGCAGCTAGCAACAGCACAAGGTAATTTGTCATCTGCTCAGCTTAACTTAACAAACGCGCAAGGACTAGCATCATCATTTGAGGCGAAAGCTATATCAACTGTTAAAACTACAGTTAGTAACTTTGTACTAAGTCAACAAAAGTTAAAGCTGGGCAAATCACAAGGCGTAGATATGAGCACAGGCGCATTATAATAAGAGGAAAAACAATGGCTACAAATAGATATCAAGACTTCGCTAAAATTATCGAAGCAATGGAAACAGACTTTGAAAAGTTTTACGATAAAGAAGTAGGTGCAGCAGGAACAAGAGTCCGCAAGCATTTACAAGAATTAGCAACTTTATGCAAAGAAGTTCGCAAAGATGTAACAGAAGTTAAGACCCAACGCAAGGGCAGTTAACTACTAGTTTTATTCAAGTAGATCTAGGATAATTAATAATATGCCCGAGTGGTTCGGGCATAGTATTTTTGGTTTAAGGAGATATAATCGGCCAATTAGATTAACCAATGATGGAAGTAGCGATTCCTGATCCAGCGTAAAGGAGATAACAAAATGATACGCATCATACAACAAACACACAATTCAAACATTACAGTTCAATACCATTTCGGTAACATTCAAGAGAAAGCAAGCCTTTCCATTCGCTAATAGGTGATAAAAATGAAAAATTTTATATACACTGGCCTTGCCTTATCTCTATTGTTATTCAGCAATCTTGCAAATGCAGGAAAACACCATAAACACAAACACCATACACATCATGCCCATCATCGGCATTCTATGAATGAACATTCTGGATTTGTAGGGTTAGCTAGTTGGTATGGCAATGAATCAGGCAATAGGACTGCTAATGGAGAGCGGTTTAATCCAAAAGCATTAACAGCAGCACATAGACATTTACCGTTCGGAACTCGTGTTAAAGTTACTAATCTTAAAAATAACAAATCTGTTATAGTTAGAATTAACGATAGAGGGCCATTCATAAGAGGAAGAATTATCGACTTATCGAAATGTGCTGCAAAAACTATCGGACTCGGAGGAACACAGTTAGTTTCTTTAGAATTACAGTAGCTAGCGATTAGAATAAATATAAGATACTATATTTTAAAGGAGTTTTAAAATGCCTTCAGGTTTTCAACAAGATTCAAATCAATTAGCACCAGGATTTTACCGTGTAATTATTGCAATGGGCAATCCTAGTAATACTGCAAATTGGCAGGCTATAAGCACACAATATACAGGTGGTTCTGTTAACCCAAATGATTGGGACTCATTTACAACATTGCCTAGTTCTTCAGCAAATGCATTAGGACTAGCGCAAGGTAATCTTCGTTTCCAAGCAGTTGTAGAAGAATTAACAAAGTATTGTGATGGACAAATTATCGATATGCAATATACCGCTGCTACATCTACAACAGATGCAAACAATCAAGCAACGAATTTAACATTTACTATTCGTTACGATCGTGATGCATTTGTTTTGGGTGCATACCAAAAAGTATTACTTGCAGAAAATTCATCAAACACAACGTTTGTTGGATATGGTGGTGGTACTAATTATGTTAACACAACTGCTAAGGCAGTTCGCGAAATGGTTACTCGCGGTATTGTCCGTGGCGGTACTTCAGGTTACACAAAATTTTGGCGCGTTTATAATCCAACTGTTTCAGAAGGATTCCAAACTCAAGTTACAATTAAACAACCAGATGTTCCAGCAAATGTTTGGGCCGATGTTACAGCCAGTTTACTTGACGGAACAGAGTTAATTAGCGCAAACTAATGCATCTAGCATACTTGCTGCTCTTCACAGGGCTAACTATATCAGCCGTTGCCATTTATTACTCAGTAATAGGGTTAGCGGCTATATTTTCTGCTGCGGCTATTCCTGTTTATATAATGGGTACAACGCTAGAAGTAGCAAAGTTAGTGGCAGCAAGTTGGCTCAAGTTTAATTGGAACAGAGCTCCGGCATTTATAAGAACATATATGTTAATAGCAATATTAATGCTTATGACTATAACGAGTATGGGAATCTTTGGATTCCTATCAAAGGCTCACTCCGATCAGAGTATGCCCACCGGAGATGTAGTAGACAAAATAGCAATTTTAGACGAACAAATTAAAACTCAAAAGGATAATATAGATGCTGCTCGCAAAGCACTTTTACAAATGGATACAGCAGTGGATCAGACCGTTGCAAGATCTACGAGTGAAAAAAGTGTCAATCGAGCTGTCGATATTAGAAAATCGCAAAACAAGGAGCGGAGCCTACTTAGAAATGAAATTGAGGCATCGCAATCTGAAATCTCGAAACTCAATAAAGAAAGAGCGCCTATAGCAAAGGATCTCCGAAGAGTAGAAGCAGAAGTAGGACCGATCAAGTACATTGCTAAATTCGTATACAATGATAATCCAGATCAAAACATTCTAGAAAAGGCTGTTACCTGGGTTATTATTATGATAGTTGTAGTATTTGACCCACTTGCTGTTATAATGTTATTAGCAGCACAAATGTCTTTTGTATGGAATACTACAAAAGAAGTAATAGATCCGATAGTACTAGAAGAAACTCCGGTACAACAAGAAACACTAGAACCAATAATAGTGGAAGAATTACCTGTTATCGAAGAAGTACAGGAGAACACTCCTCCGGTAGTAGACGAAATTCAGAGTTTTGATTTAAAGCCTATGGATTTGCTATATAAAGAATATGCTAAGGATCAATTTGACGGCTTAGAAGTTGATCCTATTACGAGTCCGGAACTTGCTAAATTTATTGAAGATTCAAAAGCTCAACCTCGATTTAGCAGTTATTCTCCGGACATGATAAAATACTTTGCAAGAAAGATTTATGAACTTAGGAAAAATAACAGTAATAACACCGCCTGATAAACTTTTTAATTTAAATTTAAGTTATCTATTAGTTAAGCCATCTATTAGCGTTAAGCAACAATTTCAAAATATTTTAAGTAGAAGCATCGATGATCTAAATGTTTTCATTTTTGATGAAAATGATACAGACATCGACTGGTTGCTTAGTGTATCTAGACAAGTCGATTGTGTAATTATCGATGTTGATAATTGTGATAGCATGACTATTAAATTTGTCGTGTTCATGATTGCACAAGCAAACGCACACTATATAACTAACGATGAGATTACTCCTTATGGGTTAATTTCTAAGAATAGAATTTACGACTTGAATCAAATTATTGAACAATTAGATCAAGACGATGAAGATGATGACGATATGGAGGAAGAATGAACGTCAAAAATAAAGGAGTCGGTGTCACAATACGAGACCACGAAAATATTTCTCAAGCATTGCGCCGATTCAAAAGAAAAGTAGAAGACTCTGGTAAATTAGAAATTCTTCGTAAGAAGGAATTCTATGAAAAGCCAACTACAAAGAGAAAAAGAGAAGCAGGTGCTGCAAAAGCTCGCTATCGTAAGAAGTTAGAGAAGGAAGCAGCAGCATTAAAGGCACTACAACAACATAAACGTTGACATTATACATTTTCTGTTATACTATAAGTTATTCATAAAAACGAGTAAAATATGGCTAAAACAGATGTAATGATCGATCTAGAAACATTAGCAACGTCAACCGATGCTGCTATTCTTACAATCGGTGCAGTTAAATTCGATCCATTCGGCTCTGTCGCAGATTTTTCAGAGAATGATAAATTCTACGTCAAGGTCGATTTGGATAGCTGCAACGAACTCAACTTAACAGTAAGTGATGACACTATTAATTGGTGGGCAACACAATCAAAAGAAGCACAAGACGAAGCATTTAGTCCTAAAAACAGAATTCATATCGAAGATGCATTTGCAGATCTTTATAAATTTTGTTGGGGTGCTCAACGTGTATGGTCTAATGGCGCAGGATTTGACGTTGTTATTTGTGAAACAATTTTTAATAAAATTCACAAAGCTGTTCCTTGGAAATTTTGGCAAGTACGAGATGTACGTACCATTTTCGATTTAGGAATAGATCCGCAACGTCCTCAAGTAACAGCACATAATGCTGTGGAAGATGCACTTGCTCAAGCTATTAGTGTTCAAAATGTATGTAGAGTTTTAAAGTCGGTCGGAGTAACTCCATTTAAGAGGATATAAATGACTAAAGATCAAGCAAAGAGTTCTTTAAGTCTAGTGCATATCGCAATTGACACTATTCAAAAAATTGCAGAACAAGAACAAGAAATAACTCATGCAAACACACGCGACTATCGATTTACCCGTGCAATTTTATTGTTACAGGAAAAACAACGGGACGCTGAAAACTTTTTAAAGAAGGCACAGTCTAATGGATAAACAAATAAAAGAAATATTTTGCATCACTCAGGAAGAGTGTGCTGAAGTAACTCAAGCAATATCTAAAATATTTAGATTTGGCATCGATACTTCATGGAATGGTCGTACTAACAAACAACGCCTCGAAGAAGAATTAGGCGATCTTATGGCGATGATATATATTTTACAAATGTCTGGAATCGTCAGCGAAGAAAATGTGTTAAAGGCCTCTGAAGATAAGATGGAAAAATTGGCCAAATGGTCAAATATTAATTTATCGGAAGATAAATAAAATTGTAAAAATTGCCTGCGGGGGTTTTTACAAGAGCATGGTGCTCAAATAGACTCGCTTAATAAAGGAGAACAATATGTCTAAAATCATCGGTATCGATCTCGGTACAACCAACTCATGTGTAGCAGTACTAGAAAACGGTGTTGCTAAAGTAATCGAAAATTCAGAAGGCGCAAGAACTACACCTTCTATCATTGGATACACCGACGAAGAAATCGTTGTAGGTGCATCCGCAAAACGTCAAGCAGTTACAAATCCAAAAAATACCATTTACGCAGCAAAGCGTCTTATTGGTCGTAAGTTTGACGAAAAAGAAGTTCAAAAAGATATCGACCTTATGCCTTATGAAATTGTCAAAGCAGACAATGGAGATGCATGGGTTAAAGCAAATGGCAAGGAACTTGCACCGCCACAAGTAAGTGCAGAAGTTCTACGCAAAATGAAAAAGACTGCTGAAGACTACTTGGGTAAGGAAGTCACTCAAGCAGTTATTACAGTTCCAGCATATTTTAACGATAGCCAACGTCAAGCAACTAAGGATGCGGGTAAGATTGCAGGATTAGAAGTACTTCGTATTATTAACGAACCTACTGCGGCTGCGCTTGCATACGGTGTTGATAAGGCAGATAGCAAAGATCGTAAAGTTGCTGTTTATGACTTAGGTGGCGGTACTTTCGATATTTCAATTATTGACATTGTTAATGTTGATGGCGAAAAGCAAATCGAAGTACTATCTACAAACGGTGACACATTCTTAGGCGGTGAAGACTTTGACCAACGTCTAATGGATTATCTTGTAAGCGAATTTAAAAAGGAAAGTGGAATCGATCTTAAGAATGATACACTTGCTCTACAACGCTTAAAGGAAAATGCAGAAAAGGCAAAGATCGAATTGTCAAGCACAGCACAAACTACTGTAAATCTTCCTTATATTACAGCAGATGCTAACGGTCCTAAGCATTTAAACATCACTATTACTCGTGCTAAGTTTGAATCACTTGTAGACGATCTTATTACACGTTCGATTGAACCATGTAAGATTGCACTAAAAGATGCCGGTGTTAAGGCTAATGGCATCGACGAAGTAATTCTTGTTGGTGGACAGACTCGTATGCCTAAAGTACAAGAAGCTGTTGAAAAGCTCTTTGGTAAGGCTCCTCGTAAGGATGTAAATCCAGACGAAGCAGTTGCAGCAGGTGCAGCAATTCAAGGTGCAGTACTAAGCGGTGATAAGACAGACGTTCTATTATTAGACGTTACTCCACTATCACTAGGTATCGAAACAATGGGAGGTGTGTTTACTAAGTTAATTGCAAAGAACACAACTATTCCAACTAAAGCAAGCCAAACTTTTAGTACAGCAGAAGATAATCAACCAGCTGTTACTATTAAGGTAGCACAAGGTGAACGCGAACTATATCGTTACAATAAGGAACTTGGAACATTTAACCTAGACGGTATTGCTCCTGCTCCACGTGGTATGCCGCAAATTGAAGTTACTTTTGATATTGACGCGAATGGTATCATGCATATTAGCGCAAAGGATAAAGGAACTGGTAAGGAAAATAAAATCACTATTAAGTCTGACTCAGGGCTAACTGATGCAGAAATCGAAAGAATGGTTCGCGAAGCTGAAGAAAATGCAGAAGCTGATGCAAAAGCTAAAGAAATTATCGAAGCTAAGAACCAAGCTGAAGCACAGGTACACAGTCTTAAGAAAGATTTTGAAGAATTCAAATCTACTCTTACAGAAGACGAGTCCAGCGCATTTGAAGAAGCTACTAAAGCTGTTGAAGATGCAACCGCAGGCGATGATGTAGAAGCAATCAAGGAAGCAGTACAAAAGTTATTTGAATCTGCCGGTCCAGTATTCCAAAAGAAACAAGCTGCAGAAGCAGCAAAGAACGATCCAAATGCGGATCAAACTGTGGATGCAGAATTCACAGAAGTTGACAACAAAGACGAAAAGTAATATACTTTAACTATGAGGAGTGCTCGGGTGAGGCTCCTCAACATTCTTGCTTAAATAAGGAGAACTAAAATGACACAATTAAGAACTATCGATGCAGCAGCATTAGCAAATATTAATAGAGCCCTTGTAGGATTTGACCGTATTTTTAATGAACGCTATAATGCTCATTCTACTAACTACCCTCCACATAATATTGTAAAATATGACGATAATCACTATGGCATTGAAATTGCCGTAGCCGGTTTTGCGAAGGAAGAGATTACAGTTGAAGTCGATCAAGATCAGCTAACTGTTCGCGGCACAAATATGGTCGTTGAAGATCGACAAGTAGAATACTTACATCGTGGATTAGCTTCACGTGACTTTACCCAAACATATACTTTGGCAGAATATATGGAGGTTAAAGATGCAGAAGTTAAGGATGGTATGCTTAAGATTTCGATCGAGCGTATTATTCCTGAGGCTCTTAAACCTCGTCAAATCGAAATTAAATAATTAAATACTAACACAAGGGGAGGAAATTTCCTCCCCGCTTTTGGAGAATATCATGGCAATAACAGATGTTGTATTAGAAGAAAAGTCCAAACTTAAAGTAAGTGAACCTACATTGTGGAAAGTCATTTTTTTGAATGATGATGTAACTCCAATGGATTTTGTTATTTCGTTACTCATTGAAGTATTCAAACATAATCCCCAATCTGCATATGATATTACTATACAAGTTCACGAACAAGGATCTGGTATTGCAGGCGTTTATAGTCACGAAATTGCAGAGGCAAAATCAGTAGAAGCAACCCACTTGTCTCGAAATAATGGATTTCCGTTACAAATTAAAATGGAGGAAGAATGAGTTTAAAAGAGCTCACATACGAACATCATAAAAAGGCTGAAACTCAGCCATTTGTTAAAGTATTATTTTCAGGTGAAATTGATCCTAAATTATATGCTTTATATTTAAAAAATCAACATCCGCAGTACGAAATTTTAGAAGTAGTTGCTATGGCAAAAGGTCTTCTAAATGGACTTACTGACATTCGCCGAGCGCCTGCACTTAATGCAGATTTCCAAGAATTATGGGATAGTGACGAAGAACCAAAACTATGTCCTGTAGTTAAGAAATATATCGATCATATCATGAGTATCAAAGATGACCCTAAAAAGTTGATGGCACATATCTATGTTCGTCACATGGGCGATCTGTATGGTGGACAAATGATTGCTAAGAAAGTGCCAGGTTCTAAAACGTTTTATAAGTTCGAAGATCCGGATGCACTTAAAGCAGCAATTAGAGAAAAACTTGACGATAGTATGGCAGAAGAAGCAATGATCTGTTTTGATTTTGCTACAGAGCTATTTCAAGAAATGATGGAATTTGTAAATGAGTGATATTTGGGACAAATTGATCGAACTTCAAATGTATTTTGAAGATCAATTTAATCTCACTGGCGACGAAGTAAAAGAAGTAAGTTTACAAGACTTCAATAAGCCAGGATGGATCAATCGTGTGTGGACCTCAAAACTATATAGGCGCGCACATATTGATATTATCGATGTCCGAGATACTAAAGGAATGTGGATGATGCATTGTTGCATCTTTCCACATGTCCATAATCCTGCTCCTATCTTCGGGTTCGATGTTATTGCAGGAAAAAATAAAATTACAGGATGTTTTCACGATTTTAGCCCAGCTGGAAGAATTAATCATAAAATGATTAATTGGTTTTCCAAACAAGTTGCTACACTAGAGTGGCGCAAAGAACGTGAATTGCCCGATTGGGCACAACGTATTTTTAGTCCTAGTATTATTGCTGTTGCCAATATCCAGCAAGAAGAAGAAATGGATCAGATTATTAATACAGCCCAAACTAATATTGATTATTATTTAGAGCAAATAGGACATTCCAATTATACTACAAAAGATACTACTACTCATCAAAATTTCTATCTGAGAAATCAAAAGATGAATCCTCATAATCCTCGTGTAATGGCCAATCTTGGCCTCGATGAACAATTCATACATCGCTTTATCAACGAGTGCATGTTTCCCGAAATTAATATTTAATATATTAATGTTACAAAAAATCAATAATATACGCGGTTTAAAGTAATCTCTTTACTCTTAAATAAGAGTAAGCCGGGAGCGAATCGGCGGGGAGCGAAAAATGAAATTATTACAATCTGTTATTGTAGGGGTACTCTCATTCACCTCAATTTTATCGAATGCAGCTCAGATGGATTACCAATTTAATAGTCCTGTGTTCAATGGCAACGGTTACGGTACCTATGTCCTTTCGATAAAACAAATGCAGGATCAAAATACTGCAAACAATGAGGCAAAAGCACAAGCATTATCTGATGCTGCAAAAACTGCGGCAGCAAACACTCCGCAAGCACAATTTATAGCAAATCTACAAAGTCGCATTTACAGTCAACTTGCACTTAATATCACTAACACATTATTTGGTGCAACAGGTGCACCTAGTTGCGGAAACGATTGTGGCGGCACAATGGATGTGGGCGGCAATACAATCACTTGGTCTTTAAATTCTGCAAGCAATACAATTAATATCAACATTGTAAACACTGCTAACCCAAGTCAATCAACAACTATGACTGTTCCTGTTGGAACTTTTGCATTTTAAGGAGTAACAATGAAAATATTAATCTTAAGTTTAGTTACAATTGTTACATTATCAGGATGCACCCTTGGTTCAGCAATGAAAGGCGCACTTACTGGCGAACAGTTTGATGAACCGGTTATTTCTGAAGCGAAGTATTTAAAGAAAAAAGAAAATCAAGTTAAGCCTCCAGTAGGAGGTCCAATTCCTGCGGCAGTTTATGCGTTTACTGATAAAACAGGACAACGTAAGTATGTCGAAGGTTATGCTAGTTTCTCAACAGCAGTAACACAAGGTGCAGAAGGTTATGTAATTAAAGCATTACAAGACGCAGGAAACGGACGTTGGTTTAAAGTTGTCGAGCGTGTAGGATTAGATAACTTAGTTAAAGAACGTCAAATGATTCGTCAAATGCGTGAAGCATATCAAGGTAAGGATGCACAACCATTACCTCCAATGGTATTTGCCGGAATTATTGTAGAAGGCGGAATTATTGGATATGACAGTAATTTACAAACAGGTGGTGCTGGTGCAACTGTATTCAAATTGGGTGGAACTACCCAATATCAATCAGATTGGGTAACTATTAACTTACGAACAATTAGTGTAAGTACAGGCGAAATTCTAACAAATGTAACTGTTACAAAAACCGTATTAAGTTATATGGACAAATTAAATGTTATGAGATGGTTTAATAGCGGAACTCAAACTTTTGAAGCAGAAGTTGGCGGAAGCATAAACGAAAGTATCAACAAGGCAATAGATTTAGCAGTACAGGCAGCAGTCTTACAAACTATACAGGAAGGTGCTCGTAGAGGGCATTGGGCATTCAAGGAAGAAGAACCTAAAAATTGAAA